CTATTAGTGGTAAGCTTTCTTTAGATACTAATACAAATAAATTATTAAAAAAAGGATCGCTTATTCCAGATTTGGAACCTACTAATATAACAAATATAAGTTTAAATAAATCAGCATGGGCTGGTTATAATACACCTAAAACATATAGATTTGATTTTGTTGATACAGTTGATGAAGATGGTGTAAAAATTACAAAAGCAGAGCATGAAAAAGCATATCAAGCAAAACTAGATTCTGACGTTGCAACAAACAATCGTAACACTAGAAACAGTAAACTTGCAGAAACAGACTTCTATGCGTTGTCAGATGTAACAATGCCAGATAATGTAAAGACATACAGACAAGCTCTACGTGATTTACCAACACATAAAAACTGGCCTAATTTAGAAGATGCAGACTGGCCTACAAAGCCATAAAAATCTTGACATTTTAATAAAAATGAGTTAAACTATGGGCGATATAAACCTCACAATAGAACAAATAGAAGATATGCTAGATAAAGCAGCTAGACGTGGAGCTAAAGAAGCACTACGTTCTATTGGATTACTTGATGATGACGCCCAAAAAGATATCATAGAAATGAGAAGTTTACTAGAGGCGTGGCGTGATACTCGTAAATCTTTCTGGTCAACTGTAATTAAATTAACCACTGTCGCATTGCTAACATTTATTGCAGGTGCAGTTTGGATGACAATGGGTAAGTAAGGAAAAGATATGGCTACTACTAACGAAGATCTAATTAAAGTTGACAAAGGTGACGAAGTCAAAATAGTTAAAGAAAATAATAAGGTCTATTTAGAAACGGCTGACGGTGAGAGATTAAGTAATCAAACGGTTCTTGGTACTGTTGGTCAAAATAGAATGTATCAATTTAACAACGAAGACGAAGCTAGATTTTACCTAGATGTAAAAGGTTTTTATCCAGAAGGTGAAAAACCTGAAGACACCGTAGAAGACACCGTAGAAGACACTGTAGATAATACTGTAGATGATACTGTAGAAGAAGTAGAGCCTGTAGACACTGTAGATGATACTGTAGATAATGTAGATGATGATTCTACTGTAGATGATGGTCCTGAAGTTGTATCAGGGGAAAATTTTATTTCTACAGTGCCTCCTACAGAAGTAATAGAAATAGGTGCAGATGAAGTAGCTTCAATAGACCCTAATGTTTCTCAAACAGTAGTTCAAGATGTTGCACCAGTTACATATCAAGATCCAGTAACTCAAGTTGATACTAATTTTGGTACTGGAAGTACTGCTGGAAGTACTACTGGAAGCACTACTTCGATTACATCTCCTACAACAGGTTATGTTGCAGGTAACGTAGCTCCTCAATCTGCTGTTAGTGGTACTTTTAGCCAACCAACTTCAACTGCTGGTTTGTCTGCAGTACCAAATCAAATAACTTATAAAACACAGTATGCAGGAACTCAGGGGGCAGTACCAGAAAATTTAATAACTAATGCTCCTGGCACAGGTCAAAGTATTACCACAGGCTATCAACAAATTCCTTATGAAAATAAATTTACTGGTCAAAGAATGATGGTAACAGAATTTAATGGTCAACCTATTACATATGTACCGCCAGGTTTTACAAAAGTAGTTCAGTCTGCGACAGGTATGGCAGAGGGCGGTGATATGAATAGAGATACTGTTTTAGCTAAAAAGTTTTTAGGTTTTAAAGGATCACCTAGTGAATTAGAAGGATTTCTAGCATCTAATCCAGGTGCTGCAGCTCGTATGGGTAAATACAGATCTGCTATGACTAATAGAAATTTAAATGTAGTTCCTAATCAAGCTAATATAGCAGGACAACCTCACAGACTTGCTTATGTAAATCCTCAAGAAGAGCAAATGTTAAAAGCTGCAGGAGGTGCAGGTGCTCCTTCTTTTGGTGGTATTCCTGCATACTTTAGTTTACCACAAGTTGATCCTGATAACCCACCTGCAGTTGGTTCCACTGTAACTGATCCGACTACTGGTAATATATACACTTTTAATGGAAGTGGCTATGAAGTAACTGGTAATAATGGATCAATGGATCAGGAACTTCAACCACCTCCAGGTATTACTGAAGGTCAATTTCAAGCTATGGGACAAAATCTTGTTACTCAAACTATGCAACCAATACAAGCTGGGGTTGCTGGTATTATACCAACTTCAGGTGATTTTATACCTGTAGATGCAGGTCAAACTGTTCCTCAAGCTCCTTTTGCTGAAGCCGCTACTGCAGACACGGTTTCCGTTGCAGGTCAGCCTATTATGCCTACAGTATCTACAGCAGACACAACTGCTACAACAGAGGATGTAAGAGAAGAAACAGATGCTTTAACAGCTCAAACATTAAGTGGTTTGACAGACACGGTTGAAGGTCAAACTGACTATACAACTAACTTATCAGATTTAACTTCTGCATCTGGTGAATATAAATCTGTTCAAGAAGTTGCAGGAGAAAATGGAGTTCCAGTAAGAACTCTAGATACAACTACAGGAGGAGTTGGTGAACTAGTTGACGGATCGACTGTAAATCAACAAAGAGTTGGAGAAACTTTTGGTACTGGTGAGGTACAAGCTGCTTCTGTACAAGACGAGTTAGCAGGTCTTATGCAGCAGTTTGAAGGTGGTAATACACCTGCTTGGGCTGCAGGGTCTATGAGAAGGGCCACTGCAATAATGGCACAAAGAGGTCTTGGCGCTTCATCTATGGCAGGTCAGGCTATTATACAAGCTGCTATGGAAGCTGCCTTACCTATTGCACAAATAGATGCAGGTAACAAACAACAAATGGCTTTGTTCAAAGCAGAGCAAAGAGCTAAATTTTTAAATATAGAGTTTGATCAAGCATTTCAAACTAAAGTTATAAATGCAGCTAAAATATCTGAAATAGCTAATATGAATTTTAATGCAGAGCAACAAATTGTATTAGAAAACTCAAAAGCTGCAAATACAATGGAACTTGCTAATCTTAATAATAAACAAGCATTGCTTATGTCTGAAGCAGCAGCTTTAGCTAATCTAGAGATGTCCAGTTTAAATAATTTACAGCAAGCTGAAGTTCAAAATGCTCAAAACTTTTTACAGATGGACATGGCTAATTTAAATAATGAGCAACAGACTGAAATATTTAAAACTCAACAAAATATTTCTGCTATATTTAATGATGCAGCCGCTGAAAATGCAGCATCTCAATTTAATGCTACAAGTGAAAATCAGACAAATCAATTTTTTGCTAATCTGTCGTCTATAGTATCACAGTTTAATGCGTCTCAAACTAATGCTATGGATCAATTTAATATAAATAATATTAACTCTCTTAGAAAATTTAATTCTGAAATGCAGCAGCAAAGAGATTTATTTAATGCACAAAACGGGTTAGTTATAGCTCAAGCTAATGCTAAATGGAGACAGAATATTGCAACTTTAAATACTGCTGCTCAAAACGAAAGTAATATGGATTTTGCTAAAACTATAAATGCTTTATCAGCTAAGAATCTAGATGAGATATGGCAAAGAGAACGTGATATTATGAGTAATGCTTTTGTTTCTTCTGAATCTGCTATGGATAGAGCACTTCAAATTATTCTTGGAGATAAATCTCTAGAATCTATAAGATTGCAATTAGAAACTAAAAAAGATATAGCTGATACAGAACTTTTTAGTAGATTTTTATTTGGCACTGAAGATAATGATTATTTATTTGGGTAGTAAAATATTAATTAAGGGTATATAGATATGAGTTTTAATTATAGAAAAGCATATGCAGATTTAAACGAAGCTATTAAAGCAGGTGCTTTAACTGCATTAAAAGCTTCTAAGAATATGCGAGAGTCTAGGCAAGGATTAATGAGTTCTAGTACAAATAAAATAGAAGAGATGATAGAAGACGATTCTTCTGATGATACTCGTATATTAAAAAGGTTTAATGATATTAAAGAGTCTAATAAAAGGCTAAGAGAAAGAATTAAAGCTGAAATAGAAGTAGAAGACGAAGGGGATAAAGATGAAGATAACTGATAGGCCAATACCAGGTCAATCTTTAACGGCTGAACCAAAAAGTCAGCCCTTTGAAAGACCCCCTGAAATAGTTGATCCGATAGAAGCTATAGATGCACATATAGATAATCTTTCTAATAAAGATGCAGTAGAAGATTTAATTTATTTTGCTGAGTTTGGTGTAGATCTAGTTACCTTAGTTCAAGGTATACTTAGAAGTGCAGTTATGGAAGGTATACACAGTGTTGATTTAAGTTTAATAATTGCACCTGTTTTACATGAACATATTAAAGGTATACTAGATGCTTCTGGAGTAGAGTACGAAGAAGGTTTTGAAGATAAAGAAGGTAAAAAAGCTTTAAACTATAAACGTGATGTAGAACGTGCAAAGAGAATGTTGGGTCAATTAGATCCTGAACCAGAGGTTGTAGAAGAAAAAGAAGAACCTATGGAAATAAAAGAAGAGCCAGAAGCTAAGACTGGCCTAATGGCGAGGATGTAATCATGGGTTGGAACTCTCAAGGAATGCTTAACTTTTATAAAGATCAGGATCTTAAAAAAGAAAAAGAAGAAGAAAGAGCATTAGAAAGAGAAAACGCATTGTTTGCTCTGACTCTTGAAAGCATGAAGGCTCAAAATAAATATCGCACTGGTGAAAAATATACTGCAGCTATAGATGCGAATAGAGTTTTACGCAATGATCTTATAAGTTCTGACTTAACTCCAGAAGATTTAGAATTTTATAAACCTATATTAGAAGATCCTTTTGCCTCAAAATTTGTAATAGATTTTATGAAAGAACGTGCAAAGGATGGTGTAGAAATATCATACTCTATGATACCTAGTATGTTAAATGTTGTATCATCTAATGCACCTGAAGTTGAAAAAATAGATTATATAGAGAGAATTACAGGGGCAGATCTTACAGGAAAAGAAGGTAAAAAACTTTATAAAAAGTTGGCGACAGAAATAATCTCTGCTCCAACTCAAATTCAATCAACACTTCTTATTAGTCCAAAACCAGGTATGAGTACAGATGTTCAAGCTAGAGATAAATATCAAAAAGCTCAAAGAGAAAAACTTATAGCTCAGATAGACGCAATGTTAGATTTTACAATAAAAAGAGATTTAAAAACAAAAAGTGCTGAAGATCCAAATTTAAGAACTTTAATAGTTCTACAAGAAGATCTTAAAGCAGGTGGTGATAAAGCTAATCGAGCTTTTCAAACATTATTACCAATGTTTATGACAAGAGAGCAACTAAAAAAATTACAAGACGATTATCCTAAAGATTTTATAGGCGTTTTTGAAAATCCTTATATACCAAATATATTTCCTGTGGATTTAGAAGAGAATAAGTAATGCAAGTTACAATACAAGATTTGAGAGATAATTATCCTCAATATATAGATCTAACAGATGATCAGTTAGCAGAAAAGTATACTGCAAAGACTGGTAGACAGGTTATGTTTCCTGAATCTGAGGAAACTCTAGTTCAAAGTCTGTTACCTGAAGCTGGAACATACTCTCAAGACGATATGGTAGATGACTCTATCTATCCAATTATTGAAAATTATATGTTAGATAGATATGGAACTCAGTCTGTAAAAGATAGATCAAGAGAAGATGTTGTAGATATGTATCTCAACAATCGTAGAGGTGTGTCTGTAGGAAATACTGTTCGTGGTCTGTCCGAGATGGACTATATAAATAACATACAAGAAGACAAAGATAAAGTAGCTAGAGCTGCTGCTGCTTATCAATTGTATGAAAACATGGCGG